CAAAGAACCGCTGATATAGTTTGAAACCTCAAATTCTATTTTATAGAATATGTTTTGAACCATACCTATATTTTGATGCGTTCTGTCATCTATTGAATTTGCAGTAATATTTAATTTACCTCCAGAAATAGTTGTTCCTGTGGCTTTTGCCCAATCACTATCAGTAGTAAAATCACCATTAGTAACCAACTCACCACCAATAGTTTGAATAGGTTTAATAGCATTTATACTTCCAACATCATATGCAGTTGGTGTGATTAAAATACTTGCTTTTTCTAATAAGTTTGCCATTATGATTCGCAGTTTTCAAATTGTTGTAAAATAGCAGTAGTTCCTGCTTTATTTTCTGTGGTGGTAGAACGTGCTTCCAATGCAGAAATTAATCCACCAATAGCAGATACTAAATCTTCATATATTTTACCCCAACTAATAGTATTATCACTTACTCCGTTCCCGAAGTTCGTTGTCTCGTAAATCTTTCCCCAACTGATTGTATTTGCCATTTAAGTATTTTTGTAATTTAACAATGTTTTTTTTCTTTGGCTTATATCCTTTACTTATAAAACCCATCCAGTATAGTTTATATCTCTTTCGGGATAAATACCCCCATCTTGATTCTGAATAAATTCGGGAAACAACTCACTATTAAAATTCATGTATTGTATAAATCTCTCCGTATAAAATTCAGCAGTATCCTTCGCTTTGTTTACAAGCATATTTATTTCATCGGGTTCTACCGAAGTAGAATTTTCGCTATTATGTTTAAATATACCTCCATTTGCAATCTGATAAGCTGCAAATGGAATAAAGGCTACTTGTGAATACCAAACCAACATAGGTTTTACATAATCATTTACTAAAGATAAGTAATTACCTTGTAAACCACTTTGACTTATTGCATCAGCTTGTAGTTTATCATACAACTTAGTTCCAAGTTGTAACTGAATGTTGGTATCTTGTGCTACCTCAACAAACTGAACCAACTTATCAGTATCTAAGTTACCATCAAATATTGACTTTCTCTTTAATTCGTCTAATGTTATAAATAATATCTTACTCATAATTATTTTTTTGATGTAAAACGACCTTTGTCTGGTCTGTTCCAATTAGCTTGACCTACCTCTTTAGGATTATTAGGAGATTTAAAACCTTCGTTGTTTGCAGAAGATTCACTTACAACACTATCAGAAGATACTTTCTTTTTATACACTTTACGTTCAAATATATGCTTGCAATTAACTCCACCTTTCCACTTGAACAAACTGTAATTTCTACCCTTGTGTCCATGCTTCTTGTTTACCCCTCTAAAAGACATCATATTAATATCTTCTAATCTGAACACAATACCCTTATTTGCCAATTCCATCATCTTTTGACAAAATAATCTACTCTTCTTAGAAGGTACTACCTCTTTGTAAGCATACCTTACTTTATATCCTGCATTGTCTTGCGTAGATTCTTTCTTAGGTTTTGCATCATCAGCAGTAGGTTGCGATAGCTTAGTAACATCAAAATCTTCTTTACCATCTATAACATCTTCTCTATATACAAGTTCCCAATCATTAGAAACAACTTCTCCTAATTCTTCTAATTGGTCTAATAAATCTTGACCTTCATCCTCTGTTATTTGGTTTTTTTCCTCCGAAGAAAAGAACCCTTTTATCTTATTAATTAACCCTTTATCAGACGATAACTTCTCCCCAGTTTCCTCTTCTCGTTTTACTTTGGTAGAAATATTTTCCAATTCAGTAAATTCAATAGGTTGTAAAGTAACAAAATACAAGTCTAAATTAATACCGTTAAACGTTAGTAGTTCGTTAAAGGCATCAATTAACATTGTTTGGAATGGTCTGATTACAATGTTATCCATCAATATACTTGCAGTTCTTAATTCCTCTGCATTGTTACCAAAACCAGTATTGTCTTTAATACCTAATAAGATAGGCGATACAACACCATGCCCAATCATAATTTTCTCTCTACTTTCTGTCGCTAAGAAATCATACTGTGCGTGTGCATCGGGTAAATGAATTGGTTCTACTGTTGACTGTGATTCTGAATCTTCGTTAAATGCAAGTATAAACTTCCCTGCATTTGAAGTACCACTAAACTTATCATAAACTTTATTTTCTATGATTTGTTGTGTTTCCTCGTTAGGAATACCATTATTAAAGTTCATTAACAAAGATGGCTGCAAGCCATTTTGTATGTTGTTTATATGATAATTAGACACTTCTTCTTCTAAAGAACAATACTGTAAACACCCTTGATAATCTACTGGTGTATAATAGTAAAAACCGCTTCTGTATGGCTTGACTACATATATCTCGTTTAACTGACTATCAGTACCATTGCCAAAAGAAGGTATTCTTTTTGGCTTGTCATTCTGCTTTATTTCTTTCCAATTCGGGTGATAGTAATAGGCTTTTATTTTACCATCCTTCGCTTTTTCAGCACGAAGCGTTTCCATTGGGAAATGTAAAACCTTGTCTATCTCATTCTTACCATTCTTGTATATAATCTGCATAGAAGCCATACCAAGAAGTTTAATGTCATTTACAATCTTCTTAACTTCTTTAGGTCTAAGCAAAACTTGCATTTTACCAAATTGAGTAGAATTTACTTCTGAATCAGTAGCATTTAAACCACGACCATAAATCATATCTACAATACCATTTATACATCTTGAATTAGTTGCACTTCCTAAATATCTCTCGACTAAATCGTTAAAGTAACAGTTGTCCTCTCCGTATTCTACCCAATCATTTTTGTGGTGTTCTTCTACTTTGGGTATTTCATAACCCGATAAAGAAACCATTCTAATGCTGTCCTTATATTCTTTTCTACTTCTTCTACTCATACTACTATGTATTTTGGTGACGCTGAACTATTACCTACTACTTCGTTATACTTACTTGTATTTAACGTATGTGAAACAGTTTTAGATGTTTGCGATGTACAATATACTTTATCCCTATATAGCAAGGTAGTACCTTGTTTTACCTCAAAATGATAAGAACTCCCCTCTGTTAAGATAGTGAAATTGCAATATAATCTTAAAAAATTATTGTTTATCACATAAGGAACACTTGTTATGGTCTGAAATTTTCTTGTTCCATCCTCTATAATTGTTAATGTAATAAATTCAAGTGAGGTAGATTCCCTTAAAGATATATTAGTTAAAGTTAAGTTTGTTGGGTCTGAACTTCTTTTTATTTTTAAATCAGCTTGAAACGTTACACCTTGAAATGTGTTAAATCCAATTTCAGAAGGTATATCTACATCTTGTGAAGTAGAACCAAATAAAGATGTTCTTAAACCACCAGATGTTTTTGTTTTAACCTCATAAGTCAATCTATATTGCTTGCCAATTACCATGGCATCTGATTGTATTATTCTTGAAAGTACACTCGTTTCAGTAAAAGTAGCTACACCACCGCCAATAGTAACATCACCTTGCGTAGTCCAATCAGAACCATTCACAAAGTTTCCGTTCTTAACCAAGTCGCTATTAATAGTATATTCTCTTGGTAGAATATCTATCGCTTGTTGTGATGTTGTCGGTAATAACTTTATCATACCTATATAACTGAATAGCTTAACTTTGTTCCATAAAAAAAAGGGGCATAAACCCCTTTTTTATTTAAACACCTCCGTTATTTAATTAATATTAAGAATCCGTATCTGGGTCAATTACTGTACCTGCATTTGCAGTGTCTGGGGCAGCAGTCATAAATGGTGGTGGCGAAGTCTCTTGTGCTGTAAGCACTAAAGTAAACCCACTTAAATCTCCCATAGCAGCACCAGTTACAGTAGTACCACCAGTTACTTCACAACCATGTTCATGACCAAGTAAAAAGTGATTGCCATTGTAGTCCTCAACTGCGACATGAGGTCTTGCCTTTGCTATTACCGCAATTTCAGCTTGTGTTTCATGGTCTAAGTAAGTAAAAGTAAGATTTAATGCACTTTCAAAGAAAGTAGTACCATTCTCTCTTGAACTATTAATAGTGGTTTCTAAAGAAGAATTTCCCTTTATATCAAACTTATTCCACCCATCAACACCATCAAGAATAATCTCTCCATTAGTAATAGTGTCTGCGATTATATCTGTATTGTAATCTAAAAAATATACTGCTTTTAAACCACCTACTGAACTTTTACAAGGTAATGAACGACCTTTCGTTATTGCACAACTCATATATTTATGTTTTTATAAAAAAAAGGTGGGCAGAACCCACCCTTTTTTCTTGGTTAATTATTAATTTTAAGCTGTGTAATATACAACTTCGCTTCCGATTCCGTATTGAATTCCTGCGGTCATTCTCATTACAATTCTAACGTTTTGAGAACCATCAATGTCAGCCATGTCAATAACCTTAACTTCGTTTTGGTCTCTTAACAAACCAGTTCCAAAGAATAAGTTAGATTTCTGTGCAGCAATCATTTTGTCGCTTGCTAATCCGTTTGCCAAGAAGATATTGATTCCATCAAACTTCAAGTTGCCACCATTGTACCAAAGTGTACCTTTGTTGTCTACTCCATTAGCACCTGCATTGTTAGTGATAGAACCAAATCCACCTAATGCACGAACATAAGCGTAGAATACGTTTGATGGTACATATACATTTAAGTCATCTTGTGGTTTGACTGTGTTAGGGATAGCATCTATAACTTTTCCTAATTCATCAATAACGTTGGCAGCAGTTACAGTAGTACCAGTAACATCAAGTACATCACCATCAGCAGCAAATAAAGTAGTAAACCCATCAAACTGTCCGTTTGTAGCGTTAGCACCTGCCCAAATATTTGTTTCCATTCTTTGTGCAACTTTTTCTGCAACGTGTCCGATTAAGAAATCTGAAAATTTAGGTGGCATGTTTTTGTATGCAGATAATCCCATTTGTCCTGCTTCCCAATCAGAAATAAAGTCTTTCTTACATAATTGTAGGTTCACTTGAAATTCTTCTGGTTGCAAGATTCTCTCTGTCATTGTTACAGTAGATGTAGGGTCAAAATCACAAGAAGCATCTTTCAAGATGTCATCTGTTGCAATCTTCTTCATTACTTCTTTAAAAGCAATGTTTGGTTTTACAGTAACTCCACCTTGTGAAAGCGTGTTACCAGAAAGCAAGGCTGCGGAAATATAATCTCCTGCAAATTCTCCTGCGTAAGTAGTAGTTAAACTATTTGTTGTTGCCATTTTTTATCTTTTTATTTATTTTTAAATTTCTGTTGCTGTTAAAGATGAAGCTGCTTGACCCACTCCGAAAACTTGCCATACTGTACCATCAAAATAACACTCTATAAAGTCTCCTTTGGCTGCGGTTTCTGTGAAATTTACAGCATCATTACCACTCGTCGCTATTGCTACTTTTGCGCCATTCACAATGAAAGAACCATTAAAAGTATCTGTTGGTGTGCATCTTATAGAATGTACTTGACCAGAAGCAGGTGTATTCTTGATTAGAAACTTGTAACTTACTCCTAACTCCGCAGTTGGTAGTGTTACTATTTTACCACTTGTTCCTTGAATTAAAATTACTTTACCCGAATCAGCGTTAGTCAATGATTGACTACCAATAATAGCTTTTTGTTTTTGTAAAATTCTTTTTACATCATTAGATGTAGTTACGACTGTTGTACTCATTTTTATTTCTTATTAATTTGATTAAATATTCTATCTAACATAGTTTCCTCTCTATTTTGAGAGAAAAGAATTGTTTTCTTCTCACTCACCTCTACTTCTGGTGTGTGTACAATAGGTTCAGCAGAAAGTTTTTCTTTAACTTCTTCCTTTACCTCTTCTTTTACTTCTGATTCTAATTCAGCAGGAACTTCTACTTCTTCCTCCATCTTGTCTGTATTAGCCATCTTTTCGACCATACCTTTTAATTTAGATACTTCTGCTTTTAAGTTATTAAAATCTTCCATAGGAACAGATTCAGCCATTTTATCTTCTGCACCCTTCATTTCATCATGAGGTTTTCCGTAGTGCTTTGCCTCTACTTCTTCTTCTTTTGTTTCTTGTAGTTCTACTTCATCAGAAGCCGATAAAAGTACCTCCTTGAATTTCGCTACGATTTCACTTGGTTTCATAAATTACTTTTTATATTAATATTACATTTAAATTGGTTATTGTTGTATTTTCATACTTTTCCTATTCCTTGCGCTTGTAAAGAACCATCACAACATTTCTTATGGTATGTCTTTCCATCTTTACATAGACACCCTCTCTTTTGGTTCTTAGGTGAACTATAACTTGGTGTTACGAAGTTTTTCTTTTTCATATTATCTTTTTATAGGTACGCAGTTCGGCACTTTTCTTCCATCCTTATCTTTCATGCCTATCATCTCATAACCTTCTGTACAAGGTGCTTTTAATTCTGTGTGCGTCTTACAAGGCATATACCATGTCTTTCCGTCAGAATCGTGTGTATGTATCCCTTCACAACCCTTAGACTTAGCAACTGCGTATGCTTGTTCAGCAGTATCGT